CAGGGACATTGGCACGCACAAAGAGTTTTTAAGCGTGTTGAAGATATGGCAGGAATAAAAGATTTGGGTTGTTACCAAACCTATGCTTTAAGAACTATTAACTATAAGCAACGAATGAGGTTTATAGAATATACATTAGAACAAAACAAAGGTAATAATGGGCTTGTCGTTATAGATGGAATAGCTGACTTGGTAAGCGATGTAAACAACCTTGAAGAAAGTAATTTATGCGTACAAAAGATTATGGAATTAAGTGCTAAATACGATTGTCATATAATAACAGTTATTCATAGTAATTATGGAACAGATAAGGCAACAGGTCATTTAGGTAGTTTTTTATATAAGAAATGTGAAACTGCAATAAGTTTAGAACAAAATACAGTTCATAAAGATAATGTTACGGCAACCTGTAAAATTAGCAGAGGTTATGCTTTTGATACATTTAGCTTTAGCGTAAACAGATATGGTTTACCTTTTGTAGTAGGAGATATTTATGACCCATTACAAGATTTTAAAACCAAACAACCTAAACATAAAGAAATACCTTTTTAAAATGTCACAACTAATAAATAAAGCAGCAGAGAAACACCAAACTTGGATTAACGTAGTAAACTCTTTTGGATGTCCTAAAAACATTTCAGAAGATATAGTGCAAGAAATGTATATTTATTTAATTAGATACGAGAAAGAGGGTAAAGATATTTGGTACGAAGATGGTGAGGTAAACTATTATTATATATTTAAACAGTTAAGGGGTATCTATGTTTCTTTTTTAAGAAGCAACAAGAAGATTACAAAAGTAAGTTTAGATGAGATAGATAAACAATTTCAAGAGATTGACCCAATAGAATACGAGGAACAATACGAAAGGTTTTTAAATGGTTATTTAAGAGCAGTAGATGATGTTTATTGGTATGATAAGAAAGTATTCGAATTGATTGCTAAAGGAAAGAGCGTAGCTGAATTAAGCAGAGATACAAAGATAGGTTACTACTCACTTTATAACACATACAACAAAGTAAAGAACAAATTAAAAGATGATTTATTATGATAATTGATAAAATAATTATTACAGAAGAAATGAAATCTATTGCTAAAGATGAGGCTATAAAAAGGGATAAATTTATAAAGCATCATTTTGAAGTAGACCATTTAACATCTTCCCAAAGAGATGAAATAGGTTTTATAGGTGAGTTTGCCTGTGGGGAATTATTAGGTATTGATTGGAAGAAGAATATAAGAAAAGATTATAAAAAAATAGATGACTTTGATTTTTTAATAAATGGTAAAAGTATAGATGTTAAAACTGAAACATTGCCTGTAAAATATGCAAAAAAAATTTTAAGAAAAGAAATATCAGATAATGAATTATACGGTAGAAGATTGATTAATAAAGGTCAATTTAATATTTTAAAAAAATATGATATTGTTATCTTTAGTTTATTCGCAAGAGAACATTTAGATTATTGGTTTCCTATTGGTTACATTGAAACAAAAAATATAATTGAAAATTATAAACCGACAATAAATAGACCTGATGGAGGTAAGTATCCGTTTTCAGCAAGTGCAATTCCTACTTCAATTTTAAAACCTATAAAAGACCTTATATTATGAAACTTGGAAACTTAATAGAATTAATTACAACATACACAGGTATTAAATGGCTTGTAAAAAAGATATGGGGAGAGGATTGTGGGTGTGAGGATAGAAAAAATAAAATGAACGATGTTGAGTTATGGTAAAGGTTTGTACTAAATGTAAAATAGAAAAATCATATTCTGAATTTAATAAAGAAAAAAAAGCGAAAAATGGATTACGTTCTAAATGTAAATCTTGTCGCAAAAAATATCGTCAAGAAAATAAAGAGCATATAAAAAAATGGCAGACAAAATATTATAAACATAATAGAAAACGTATAATAAGACAAAATAAAAAATATAAAGTAGATAACAAAGAACTCTATAATAAATACTATAGAGAAAGAAAAAAAACCGAACCTTTATTTAAGTTGAAATGTAATTTAAGAAGTAGAACAAATATGGCTTTTAAAAGTAAAGGTTATTCTAAAAATACTAAAACTCAAGAGATGTTAGGGGTTGATTGGGAGGTTGCTAAACAACATATTGAAAGACAATTTACAAAGGGAATGAATTGGGATAATTATGGAGAGTGGCACATAGACCATATAATACCATTATCATCTGCAAAGACACCTGAAAGGTTGAAGCAACTTTGTCATTACACAAACCTACAACCAATGTGGGCAGAAGAAAATTTAAGTAAGAGTGATAAAATTATAGGACAACAAACATTATTAAGAATATGACTTTAGAAGATAGAGCAACTTGGGAAGATTTTAAAGCGAATGTAACAAACAAATTAACTCCTGAATACAGAAAGGTACTTTGTAAATTACACGCACAATATTATAATCACAAATACAACGAACCCTGCACTTGTAATGGAAAGATTTACAAGATGTGGATAGCAGATATAGATAGAGTTTATGGTGGGTAAAATACACAAGTTAGAACAAACAATAGTACAAATATTAAACATTGATGGATGGCAGCTTAAATGGACAGGAGAGGGTTCACAAAGTTGGGATGCAGAGGGGTTGACTCCGAAAGGAAAAGAATGTGTTATAGAGATGAAGTTTAGAAATAAACACTATGATACTAAAATGCTTGAAAAGGCTAAATACGACAAGCTAATAGCCACAGGTAAGGTTGCTTTGTACTTTGTAAATGACCCAAAGGCAAACTATTTTTTTTGGTTAAATGATATAGAGATGCCTGAACCTGTAAATAAGTACTGCCCTGAAACCACAATGTGGGGGAACAAGAAAGTTTTAAAACCTTGCTACCTACTTGAAGAAAGTAAAGCAGTAATGATAAATAAAAATAATTAACATTTTTTGTTTATATCTCAATTATTTGTTTTATATTTGTTTAAATTTAAAAACAAAACAAGATGAAATTAAGTAAAGCAGCAAGATTAGGTAAACAGACAAATAAGATTTGTTTGGTATCGTTAGTGATTATTTTAGGTTACTTTGTAACGAGAACAGTATCAACTTTAATATTTAGCGTATAATGAGAAGCACACAACCACATTACGACAATGGGAATAGCTACGATGTAATTGATGTTATTAATGATTATAACATAAACTTTTGTAGAGGTAACATAATTAAGTATGTTATACGAGCAGGTAAAAAGAAAGATGAGTTACAAGACCTGTTGAAAGCACAGGATTATTTAAACAGAGAAATAGAATTATTAAGAAAAAAACAATGAAAAATCAAACAGTATCAAAATATGCACCAATGAATAATTTCGGAGAAATATTAGATAATAAATACTATGACACAATTTCCGAAGCAGGTTCTAACCTAACCGCAGAGTATAACAGAATTACAATTATATTTAAAAACAAATAAGAGATGGAAAGATTTGATTACGAACTACACCACCATTTAAAAAGCGAAGAGGAAACTTTTGATTGCCTTGAATGTGGTACACCAATAGAAAGAGAATACGGATATTGTAGTTGGGACTGCCATAAAGCATCAATGTTATGATAGAGGAATATACAGAGGAAGAGTTACAAAGTGGGAAAGAGATTTATGCATCATTATTAGATATGAGTCCATACAATAAAGGTTCTCGTCTATATTTTACAGATGGTATGTACGTTTATCCTGATGGGAGAATAGAATCGGAATAATAAATTTAAAACAAAAGACAAATGATTTTACTAATAGATGCAGATAGTTTAATTTTCGCAAGTTGTTATCGTAAAAGGTTAACCCCTGATGATAGTCCATACTATGAGCAATTATCAGATGCAACAGATAAGTTTGATGAGCAGCTAATGGGTATCGTAAATGACCTTGAGCAACATTACGAGGTTGATAAGGTTCTTATATTTAGTGGTTCTTTGGGTAACTTTAGAAAGCTAATAACAAAGAAATACAAAGCCAATAGAACTAACCAACAGAAACCACCATTATTAAACAAGGTACACGAATACGTTAAAGAGAAACACAATTCTATTTATGGGTATGGTGTTGAAACAGATGATATGGTTGCAAGGTATTGGTATGATTTATCAAGACAGTTTGGTAGAGATGAGGTTATGATAGTTTCAATAGATAAAGACTACAAGCAGTTTCCTTGCTTAATGTATAATTATCATTACAAACACAAAGTGGTTTATGATATTACAGAGGAAGAAGCTATGTTTAATTTTTATCAGCAAATGATTATTGGAGATACTGCTGATAATGTAAACTATTTTAAAGGTAAGGGAAAGAAGTTTGCTGAAAAGTATTTAGCTGA